GGCTTGCTTTTTCAGCTTGGAAAATTCTTCTTCGGTCAGCGAGTAGTTGCCGAGAAAGGTGCGCTTGCCGATATATTCCAGATCGCGCGCATGAATGAGGGCTTCTTTCGTGAGAGTGGTCTTTTTCTGCACAGCGGCAAGCTCCTTCTCTTTTTTGGAGAGGGTCTGACAGGTTTTGGCAAGCGCCTGTGCTTGTTCATCGGCTTGTGCGGTCAGGCTGTCCAGACGCTCCTGCTCCCGCTGGACTTTGAACTGGGTGACGGTCAGGTGTTCTTCGGTACTGCCGCGCTCGCCGCGCTCTACATCGGTATGCAGACCGAAGGCGGATTCTTTCTTGTGGCCGTGATCATTATTGCTGATCTGCTTGGTTTGTTTTCCGTCCGGCCCATAGTAGTTGCGGTCGATGCCGCCCTTGGCGTTTTGGCGCTGGATAATGCCGTTGGCAGGGCCGGTAACAGAGCTGCGTTCTGTTTTGATTATCGGCTGTCCGGCAGCATTTGTCAATGTGTTTTCAGCCGTAAAATGCTTTGCCGCTGCATCCGCCTGCCTCACTTCCTGCCGCCCAAACCCTGGCACCTCCGTCCTTGCTCCGTCCACCCGCTCTCCGGTTTCCGCCAGGAAAGCACTCAGCTGCTGCCGGGCGGCTTTCAGCTTGGCGGCGCTTTGGCTGGCATCCACCCCGGCGGCGGTCTCGGCCAGGTAACGGCGCTTGTACTTGCGCACCCTGCGTTCCAGCGCCCGCTGCATCTGGGTGATCTCGTACCGGGTGTACAGCCCGCCGCCGTAGGGGATATTGCGGGCGTCCAGTTCGGCCAGGCGTTCGTCCGTGTAGTTGCGCACGGAGATGCCGGGGTAGAACGGGTAAAAGTTGTGGCGGCAGTTCCAGCCGCACAGGCCGGGGGCGGTGCCGTAACCGGTGGCGGTTTCAAAATCCTCGTACCGCTCACCGTCTTGCACCACAGCGCCGCCGCGGTGGTAGACCCTGCCCTGCCACACCGCATGGGTGGGGCGGGCCCCCTCGTGGGCGGTCACTTCCACAAATTCGCAGCCCATCTCTTCCGTGCGGGCCAGCTGCAATTTTGCACAGGTCTGGTTCACGCCGGTCAGCACCGCCCGGCGGGCGGCCACTTCCAGCGTGTCGGTGTGGCCGCTGGGGTAGGTGATGTACGGCATGGTGTCCGCCAGGTCATCCACCGTGCGGCGGATGGCGGTGCTGTAATCCATGGCCCCGGTGCTGACCAGCCCCCACGCGCGGGAAAGCCGGTCCTCAAACGTGCCGGTCACCGTGTTGGCGGTGGTGGCCGTCAGGTTCTGCCAGGTGCCGCAGGTCTGGCGGTACCCGGCATTCAGCAGGTTCAGCAGGGCAGGGGACTGGTTGACCGGCGGCGGGTCCAGCCCGGCAGCAGCGTAAACAGCATCGTCCGCAGCCAGGGTCTGTGCCCCGGCGGTTTCCAGCAGCCGCTTGATCTCCGCCCGGCTTTTGCCGGTGTACTTCGCCAGCGTGGCAACGGTGTTGCTGCGCACGGCGCGGGTTTCGGCCAGCCGCCATGCCTGCCATATGGCCGTTGGGGTCAGCGGGTCCAGCTCGCCCAGGCTTTTCATGCGCCGGGCAATGTCCTGCAAAATGTCGTCTTCCACCTGCTGCCACAGCTGCACAAAACGGCGGGGCAGGGCTTCCAGCTGGTCAGGGGTCAGCATGGGGCATCACCTCACGGGGCAAAGGTCAGGGTTTCGTCGGCGGTGTTCTCGGCGCTGGTTTCAGCCGCGATCTGGGCGGCTTCCTCCTGGCTGTAGCCCTCAAACTCGGTCAGGTAGCGCTGCATGGGGAACTTGCCCGCCTGCACATACTGCCAGAACAGCTGCTTGCGCTCGCTGGGGTCATTTACAATGCTGTCGTCCCAGTTGTACACGGCGGTGTAGCTGCCTGCGGGAACCAGCTGGTACAGGTCGGCATAGGCGTTCATTGCGTACAGCAGGTCATCCAGCGCCACCTGCAGCGCGTGCTGAATGCTTTTTACGGTGGAGTAGCTGCGCTGCTTGCTTGCCATGATCTCGGTGGCGGTCTTGTCCACATTCTGGGGGTCGCTCAGGGTGCCATAGGCAAGGCCGCACTGGAACTCGATCCGCTTCAAAATGCCGTCAAGCCCGCGCAGATAGGCTTCATCCCGCAGGGCGGGCGCAAACACATTGAACAGTGTGCGGTCCGCCACATTGCCGGTCATGCAGCCGCGGTACAGCCGCCCGCTGCGCTGGTCCATCTGGAAACCACCGTCCCCGGTGGGGCGCAGGGCCGCAGCGTCCACATCAATGGCAAGCTGGCCGCCCTCGTACTCCCACAACAGGCGGCCAAACTGTTCGTCTGCATCGTGGATGGTATCCACGGCGGGGGCGTAAACGCTGGCCCCCAGCGGGCTGTGCCGGTCATTGCGGTTGGCAAGGGGAATGCGGAAGTAAGCGAATAACGGCCGCTCCACCTCAATGCGCACCTCCGGCGCAATGTCGGCCCACTCCGGCACATCGGCCAGCGGGATCTCCTGCCCCAGGCTGGCCGTGCTGGAACTGGCAAACGCCTTGTTCTGGATGGTCTGCACCCCGGCGGCGTATTCGTGCCGCTCCAGGCGGGTGTAGATCGTGTTTTTGCGCTTGAGCTGCTCGGAGAAGATCGCCCCGGTCAGGCGGCCGGTGGTGTCAAAGGTGGTGGGGAAAAAGCAGTCCCCCTGCACCACATCCACCAGCAGCCGGTCACCGGAAACATAGGGCTTAAACACTGCCCCGCCCAGTGCGCAGGCAATCTCGGTGTAGTTGGGCAGCTTGTCCAGAAACGGGGCCAGCTGCTCTGCCAGATAGTCCGCCCGCGAAGAGCCGGACAGACTGACTTTCAGCTCCATCGTGACCAGCCGGGCGAACTCTCGCGCCACGCTGGCTGCAATGTGCAGGCTGTGCAGGTCATTTTTGGCCGTGCACCAGGGGCCGCCCGTCTCGTACATCTGGGCCCACAGGGCAAGGGCATTTTCCATCTGGCCGGACAGGATAATGTCGTTTGCGCCGGGGGCATCGCCAAACAGCGTGCCAATCTGGGCACGCAGCCAGCGCAAAAGCTTTTGGAACATCTTCACTTCCTCCAATCCGCCCAGCGGTATTCGCGGGCCAGCACGGTATAACAAAAATAACGGATGTCGTCCATGGCGTGGTCGTTCTCCTTGATGACGGCATCCTGCGGGGCTTTGTCGTCCCAGCAGTAGATCTTGAACTCCCGCAGGGCATCTGTGCAGCTTTCATGGATCTGCACCCGCCCGGCTTGCAGCAAGCTGGCCGTGACCCGAATGCCGTCCAGCACATCGTTGGCGGCAGCCCGCACCATGTACCGCCCATGGCGGCGAATGGTCTCAATGAAAGACGCGGCGGAGGGGTCCACCACCACTTCCTGCACATAGTAACCGCGGGTCAGCTCTTCCAGCGCGGCGTAATGTTCTTCATCGGTGCGCTGGTGCTGGACCTCGCGGGAGTTGTAGTAACTTTCCTTGATGCGCACTGCCCGGTTGGCCTGCACGCACCACAGCCCCATGCTGCACGGGTTGTGGGTGCCGTAGTCGATCGAGACAAAAAAGCGGCCATCCATCCCGGCGGTCGGCCCGCGCAGCAGGTAGGCATCCGGGTTGGCCGCCACAAAGGGGTAAACCAGACCTTCGGCCGCCACCCAGCGCCCGCGGATGTACCGCTCATAAAACACGCCGGTGTACTGCGCCCGGTACCGCGCCTTGATCGGCTCGGACAAGCTCAGGTTGTCATCCATCGTAAAGTGCAGGTACAGCAGGTTCTTGGCGCGGGCCTGCAAAATCCAGCTTTTGTAGAACCAGTGCTCCGGCCCCTCCGGGTTGCAGTTGAACCAGAACTTGGAACCGTCCACAGAACAGCGGGCGGTGGCCTGGTTTACAAAGCTTTCCGGCATCAGGGCAACTTCGTCAAACAGCGCACCTGCCAGCGTAATGCCCTGGATCAGGTCCTGGCTGCCCTCGTCCTTGCCGCCGAACAGGTAGTAATAGTTGGTCACGGTCCCGCGGGTCACAATCAGCAAATTGTCGCCCCGGCGCTCGGCGGCGGTGTAGCCGCGGGCGGTCAGCATCTGCTTGAGCACCCCCACTACGTTGCGCCGCAGGCTGGCAATGGTCTTGCCGCACAGGGCAAAGTTCTGGCCGTTAAAGCGCGCCATGCCCCACAGCACAAAACTGAGGGAGAGCGAAACAGTTTTGCCGGAACGGATGGATCCGTCCGCGATCAGCCCGTCCGCCGCCTGCACGGGGGAGGTGCTGCACCACCAGGTCAGTACCTGCTTTTGGCGGCGGCTGAACGGCCGGAACCGGAACGCGGCAGGCTTAACCGGGTTCATCCGCACCATCCTTCCAGGCTTCGGGCGCCTGCTGCTGCATTGCGGTCAAAAAGCCGTCATCAGCGGGCGGGGGTGGTGCTTCGGCGGGCTTGTCGTTCCAGCCAAAGTTGCAGCGCAGGCTGAACTGCGCGCCGTTGGTGCCGTCCCGGTCAAACAGGCGTTCTTCGGCGTATGCTTCGCACTGGGCCTTCGCGCGCGTAATCGTGGTGCAAAATTCCTTTTTGCCCTGGTAGGCGTTCAGGTCCCGGCGGCAGGAAAACCCCAGCGCCAGGGCCAGCCCGCTTACCGTCGGTGGTTTGGCATCCACAATAATGGGCAGGCCGTATTTGTCCAGGAACGGCTTGCCGGTATCCGGGTTCATCAGGGGGTGCCCCTTGCAAGCGGTGAAATAGGCATCAATTTTGCCTTGGATCTCTTCCACGCTCTTGTACTTCGGGGGCCGCCCAACCGGGTTGCGTTTGTATGCCATGTTTCACCGCCTTTCTGCAATAAAATACCCCGCCGGGTTGGGGCGGGGTGGAATATTAAAGAACCCCGGCACGCACGGACAAAAGGAAAGAGAGTAAAGTGTGTGAGCCTTTGCCGGGTGCCGGGGAGTGGGGCCGCACAAGGGCCTTGCACCCTTGCTGTGCCGTTGCTTGGGAACACAGCGCCCCTGCCAAAGGGCCGGCTGTGCGGCATAAAAACAGCCAGGCGGGGCATGGCCGTCTGGCTGAAATGGGGAGGATAAAATGACAATACAAAAGCCGTAAGGCGGTCGCCCCGTTCCTTACGGCTTTTGATGATGGTATTATAGCATGGAATTTTGGCTTTTTAATGCAAACTTGATTCCCAGGCTTTGAACTTTTCGTACCCTTCTTCTAATTGACCGAAGTTCATATTGGATAATCCAATGAAACTGATTTTACATTCTTGCATTTTAGCAGGGTTTACCTTATATAGATGTGATTCTTCATATATAATACCCGTATCCTTCATAAATGCAAGAACCTTTTGTTTTATGGGATTACTCCCAACCACAACATTATCGATACGTTCGATATGTTTGGCCAAAGTGTCTTTGCTGTGCGTTCGGAATTCAACGAGAATACACCGAAGCGCATGGGTGAATTTCAGAATGTCGATAGAATTGGGATCTTCAAACTCATACTTGAAGGGAAGAAACTTATAATAATGTGTAATATCAGGCATCGAGATATTGAGCTTTTCGGCACAAACAATTTCAATGCGAGGTGAATTACCGCTAGAGACATCTTTAGTGCAAATAGAACAGCCCGTGGGATTTTTTGCCTCAATAAGAAGATGAGATGTATCCCAAATGATTTTTTTGCAGACAATTTGTGAATTGTGGATAGATGTATCTACACCGCTGCGTCCGATGCGTACAACGACATTAGGAGCATCCAAACTAATATTAGACATCCTTTCAAAACACAATTCAGGATTCTGGGGTGAATCCATAATCATATTCAACTCTAAGTCGGGATGCTTAGGCGCATTTTTGGATGCAATCATACCAAGGATAACATTTCCCTCGGATACATTACCTTCTATATCCAATTGTTCGATATATTGTAGATAAGCTTTTTCAAATGCATGTGCCTTAGAACGATAAGATTCATATACATAGGAAATATGGCTTGAATAAACCTTTCCCTGGCAAATATTTAAGTAGCAATCGGAAAAGATAGGAGAAGGAGACGAATTGTCATGTCCTGTTTCATCCAGATACATTTGTGCAGTGGTATAACTTTCAGGATCTAAGATAAGTTTTGCTAAAGTATAGTCTCTGAATGCGGGACCTGTAAAATGAAGTCCTTCACCCTGAGATGACAAATCCTTCATGAAGTTTTGGATAAATGGATGCTGGGGCAAAAAGGCATCAAGGATAGACTGATAATCGTCTATAAGTTGAGGGGGTAAAGATACTTTTTGGTAGTTTTCATATTTAGTGTCTCTAAACAATAAATATGACACAATACGGTTCAGCTGTTCCTCAGCAGAGTAAACGTTTTTCCAATCGGAAAATTCAGGGTGCTCGTGTTTACACTTATTCGAAAACGCCTCGGTAACTTTTTCTTGTTCACGGTCGAGGAGTGTATGCATGATTTGAATAATAATATCAGTGCAATCACTTTTTCCGGAAAGCTTACTGATAAGAGAAGCCGTGTTGCTGGTCTCTTTGATTTCAGAGGAAATGGCCTGAAGAACTGGAGCATAGCCAAGGAAGGATGCCCTTTCATTCGTGGAAATATTTTGCTGAATGGCATCGTAGTATTTTTTTATACAATCTCGTTCAGCTGCGGTAACCGACACATTAGGGTTGTTTGCCTTTTTTAACCGCGAGAGTTGGCCTTCCATAAATTGAAGGGATTGTGTTTCTTCAAAGAAGCCAATCTCATAATGAAGGAAGGGAATACTGATTTCAGCGCATAAAGAAGCAATAAATTGAGCAGTTTCAGTACGAGAAAATAGAAAAGCACAGGGAGAAACGGCGCCGTCAATGCAACGGTTTAAATCTTTAATGAACTGTTGGATGGCAGTACGACCTGAAATAGCCTCGGCCTCATCGAATGCGTCAATCACGAGTGCTGCACGTCCTTCACGCAGGTCCGTTGTAAAACGTGAATATTCTGCAGGACCAACCATATTAAGAAGGCTTCCATCGAATGTGTTTTCACCAAGCTTTAATTTGGATGTATCCCAATAAATAGCATTGTATTTATGGGCTATGTACTTGGCAAGACAGCTTTTTCCGGTAGCCCCGGGGGCTGAGAAGAGAATAAAACGAGGGTTTAATGTAGAAATTTTATTATCTGTTTTTATCTCATTAAAAGAGGGAGCAACATAAAAAACATCATCGTCGATATAGAACAGATAATTTGAGACCTCATCAAGAAGGGAATACCGTGTACATTTACTGAGATTTTGCAGTATAACATCCAAATTCACATGAACAGCCCCTTTCCAAGAGTATAAATAATTATTTTCATTATAACTCAACAAAAAATTCATGTCAAACACCTCTAATATACTTGGATTATAACTGCATGATTTTGAGCAAAATGTATAATTTTATATTAGCCCAAAATACTTGGCTACACACCGTATAAACTCCCCGTGCCACAGGGTGACGGTTCGCTTGCAGCGGTGCAGCTTCATTGCTGCCCCCTCCAGTGTATGCGTTTTGTTCCAGAAAACGCACCGGATCACCTGAATGCGCTCTTCGCCGGTATCCAAGGTCAGGGTTTCGGCAATGGCCTGGCGCACGGCTTCCATTTCCCGGCGGTTGATCTCCGGCAGTTCCCGCAGGGCGGCATCGGCCACGGGGTCGGTAGGAGTACCGGAGCCGTGGGGCATACCACTCAGATCGGGGCTGATACAGGTTTCGTGCAGGGCTTTTTCCTGTTCGCAAAGAGTGGGATAGCGGCGGATGATATCTTTTACATATCCCCACCAGCCATAATGCGGCCTGCTCATCGGCATCACCCCTTCCGCGGCTCGTGCAGGGCTACATAGTAGCCATAGGTTAGGCCAAGGGCACGGGCGAGAGCATTCACGCGGGCAATCTCGCTCATGGCACGTTTGCTGCGCTGCTTGGCCC